ATCACCCACAGCCTCAGGTAAATCCTTAATGATTTACTCCCTTGTAAGGTATTATGTAGATAAAGGACAAAAAATTCTTTTAGTTGTTCCAACGACATCTTTGGTAGAGCAGATGTACAAGGATTTTGAAGATTATGGTTGGGATGCTGAGTCATATTGTCACAAGATTTATTCTGGAAGAGAAAAAACAAACGAACATCCAGTAACTATTACTACTTGGCAATCTATCTATAAATTAGAACGTTCTTTCTTTGAAGATTATAGTGTGATTATAGGTGATGAAGCACATCTCTTCAAGAGTAAATCTCTAATTGAGATTATGACTAAACTTCATCATGCAAAATATCGTTTTGGATTTACAGGAACTTTAGATGGAACTCAAACCCACAAATGGGTTCTTGAAGGATTGTTTGGTCCATCGTATAAAGTTACAAGAACTTATGAGTTAATGCAACAAGGTCATATTTCCCAATTAGATATCCGTTGCCTTGTTCTCAAGCATTCTCCACAAAAGTTTGAAACTTATGAAGATGAGATTCAATATCTAATTACCCATGAACAAAGAAATAAGTTTATTACAAATCTTTCTTTAGATTTAAAGGGAAATACTCTTGTTTTATTTTCTAGGGTTGAAGCACATGGAGCAGTTCTTTATGAAAAGATAAATAATATTAAGCACGGTGATCGTAAAGTATTTTTTATTCACGGTGGTGTAGATACTGAAGAAAGAGAATTAGTTAGAGAAATCACAGAGAGAGAAAATAATGCAATCATCGTTGCTTCTTACGGCACTTTTTCTACTGGTATCAACATTAGAAATTTACATAATGTTATCTTTGCTTCCCCTAGCAAATCAAGAATCAGAAACCTTCAATCAATCGGAAGAGTTCTCAGAAAGGGAAAAAATAAAACCAAAGCAGTCCTGTACGACATCTCCGACGATTGCACATACAACTCAAGAAAAAACTATACTTTAAATCATCTCATAGAACGTATTAAAATTTACAACGAAGAAAACTTTAATTATGAAATTATTACAATAAAACTTAAAAGAAAATGATAGAGGAAGATTTTTACTGTACGCTTAAATTAAAAACTGGCGAAGAAATCTTTGCTAAAGTAGCAGCGTCTGAAGAAGAAGATAAAACAATATTAATTGTTTCTAATCCAATCACAATTAATGAAATTAAAGGTAGGGCAGGAATGATTGGATATAAAATAGAACCGTGGTTAAAAACCACCAAAGAAGATATGTTCATTATAAATTTAGATGATGTCATTACAATGTCAGAATCTTCAGATATTGAAATGATTATGATATACCAATCTTTTGTCAGACAATCCAATAAAGAAGGCACAAATGAATCAAAACTTAATCGTAAAATGGGATATATTGCTAACGTTAATGATGCTAAAGAAATATTAGAGAAGCTTTATAAAAATAGCTAAATCTAATCTTATCAACCCCGACAAAGGTTATTGTACAAGGTTTCGAATATCTTGTCAACTATTGGTTAAAATGTTATAATCTCTACATAATAATGACAAAAACTAATGATAACCACAGCAGTTATGACCAAGAGAAAGAGGTCAGAGCATTACGTCAACAACAAAGAGTTTCTTGCAGCTCTTATTAAGTATCGCGAAGATAAAGAGATTGCAGTCTTACAGAACAAACCAAAACCTCCCATCCCTCGCTACATTGGAGAGTGTTTCTTGAAGATTGCTAATCACCTTTCCTTCAAACCAAACTTCGTGAACTATATGTTCAAGGAGGATATGATTTCTGACGGTATTGAGAATTGTGTTCAGTATATTCACAATTTCAATCCAGAGAAGTCACAGAATCCTTTCGCATACTTCACACAAATCATTCACTATGCTTTCCTCCGTAGAATTCAAAGAGAAAAGCGTCAGTTAGAAATTAAAAACAAAATCCTTGAGCGTTCTGGGTATTCTGAAGTATTTGCTGACGACAATACGGTTGACGGTGGGAATTATTCCGATTATAATTCCATCAAGGACGGGATTCACAGCAAACTGCGGTATTGAATGAAAGTAGCAATTATTACAGATACTCATTATGGGGCTAGAAAAGGTTCAAAACTTTTTCATGATTATTTTGAACTTTTCTACAAGAATGTATTTTTCCCAACACTGGAACAGTATGGGATTAATACAGTAATTCATATGGGTGATGCCTTTGATAGTCGTAAATCAATTGATTACCAGAGTTTGGAGTGGGCGAAGAGAGTTGTATTTGAACCTCTTAAGAACTATAAGGTTCATATGATTGTTGGAAATCATGATAGCTATTATAAGAACACTAATAATACAAATTCTCCCCAACTTCTTTTAAAGGATTATCCAAATATTAAAACATATTCTTCTCCTACTGAAATTAAAATTGAAAATCTTGATATTCTTCTTCTTCCGTGGATTTGTATGGAAAACGAGGAGAAATCTCTTAAGATTATTAAAAAAACCAAAGCAAAAGTTGCAATGGGACATCTTGAACTTCAGGGGTTTCGTGTAAATAGTCAAATTATTATGGAACATGGATTGGAAGCGAATATTTTTAAAGACTTCTCTAGGGTATTTTCTGGTCATTACCACACTCGTTCTAATAATGGAAATGTATTCTATCTCGGCAATCCTTACCAGATGTTTTGGACGGATGTAAATGACACTCGTGGATTTGTAATTTTTGATACTGAAACATTGGAACATACTTATATTGACAATCCTTATAAGATGTTTCATAACATTTATTATGAAGATACAAATTATCAAACGTTTGATGTCCGTGAGTATGAGAATAAAATAGTTAAAGTTATTGTTCGTAAAAAATCGAATACCAAACAATTTGAAAAATTTATTGATAAACTTTATACGTCAAACATTGCAGAACTCAAAATTATTGAAAATTTTAATATTCGGGAATCTGATGAATTTGAAGCATTTGAAAGTGAAGATACCATATCTATTTTGAATAGATATATTGAGGAGGCGGAAATTAGTCTTGATAAATCTATTATTCAAAAGATGATGCAAGAAATATATCAAGAAGCATGTGAATTAATTTAATGTTTATTCTAACAATCAGCGGTAGAGAAACTGAAGGTGCATATTCTGTAATTGATGATGAAGGAGAACATATTTTATATCTCTTTCAGGAAGAAGATGATGCTGTCAGATATGCTATGATGTTAGAAGAAGAAGGTTCTCCAGAAATGCATGTAATTGAAATTGATGACGATGTAATGATACAAACATGCGAAATGCACGGGTATCAATATACTATTATTACTCCAGATGACATTGTAATTCCTCCAAACTCAGATCATGATTTTATTTAAAACAATTCGTTGGAAAAACTTCTTAAGTACCGGAAATCAATATACGGAAGTTGACTTTACAAAAAACAAAACCAATTTGATCATCGGAACAAATGGAGCAGGTAAGAGTACCGTTCTAGATGCTTTGACTTTTTCTTTATTTGGAAAACCGTTTCGTAAAATTAATAAACCACAACTTATTAATTCTGTGAATGAGAAGGATTGTAGAGTTGAGGTTGAGTTTAGTATTGGAAATATTGAATGGAAAGTTGTAAGAGGAATTAAACCAGCACTTTTTGAAATTTGGAGAAATGATGTTGCACTAGACCAATCATCTGCTGCTTTGGATCAGCAAAAATGGTTAGAGCAAAATGTTCTTAAAATGAACTATAAATCTTTCACTCAAATTGTTATCTTGGGTTCAAGTACTTTTGTTCCTTTTATGCAACTTTCTGTAGCACATCGTCGAGAAGTAATTGAGGACTTGCTTGATATTAAAATTTTCTCTTCTATGAATGTTGTCATTAAAGAGAAAATTCGTCAGGCAAAAGAAGAAATTAAAATTCTAGATCTCAAGAAACAATCTCTTGCCGAAAAACTTAAGATGCAAGAAGAGTTTATTGGGGAGTTGGAAAATCGAGGAAAGGAAAATATAAACAATAATAATCGGAAAATTTCCGATTTAGATAGCGAAATAGAACAATATTTGCGGGAAAATGAGTCTGTAGAAGAACCTCTTCGGGAACTTATTCGTGAGCAAGATTCTATCATTGGATATTCGGAAAAACTTCGTAAACTGGGAAATCTTAAAGGAAAAATTTCTCAAAAAGTATCTGCTATTACTAAAGAGCACAAGTTTTTCACTGAGAATATGGTATGCCCCACCTGCACACAACCGATTGATGAAGAGTTTAGAATAAATAGAGTTACAGACGCTCAAAATAAAGCAAAGGAGTTGCAATCTGGTTATAAAGAACTAGAGGAGGCAATTAAAGAGGAAGAGGAGCGAGAGCGTCAATTCAATACTCTAACGAAGGAGATTTCAAAACTAACGAATGGCATTTCTCAAAACAATATCAAGATTAATGGGTGTCGCAGACAGGTCAGAAATCTTGAATCTGAAATTCAAACTCTTACCGAGAACCTTGCAAACAGAAATTCTGAACATGAAAAGTTAGAATCCTTCAAAGACAACTTAAAAACTACATACGACGACCTCGCTTCTAAAAAAGACTCAATTAACTATTACGATTTTTCGTATAGTTTACTTAAAGACGGTGGAGTAAAATCCAAAATCATTAAGAAGTACTTACCGCTGATAAATCAGCAAGTAAACCGTTATCTTCAGATGATGGATTTCTACATTAACTTCACACTTGATGAGGAATTTAACGAAACCGTCCAGTCACCTATTCATGAAGATTTTTCTTATGCTTCTTTTAGTGAAGGTGAAAAAATGAGAATTGATTTAGCACTTCTTTTCACCTGGAGAGAAGTTGCTAGAATGAAGAACTCAGTCAACACAAATCTCTTGATTATGGATGAGGTGTTTGATAGTTCGCTTGATGGATTTGGAACCGAAGAATTCCTTAAGATTATTCGTTATGTGATTAAGGATGCAAATATTTTTGTTATCTCTCACAAAACTGGACTAGAGGACAGATTTGAAAGCGTTATAAAATTCTCTAAGGTAAAGGGATTTAGTAGAATAGAGCAATAGTAATATTGTATAAATAAGT